AACGTAGGCAGCCATCTGGTAGTTGCCTGACGTCGGCTTCGTGTTCTGGAACCAGCTGGTGATTGAACCGGGGCCAGCACCGTTAGACGGATAGAGGATGTCGCCAGTGCTAAACGCCGAGGTGTCTACGTCCTCAAGGAATCCGGTGTTGATTGCAAAGCTGCGGTTTCCGTTGGTTACCGTTTCCGTTGCAATCGCAAAGCAAACGTCGCCAGAGACCGTTGCCGGTCCCAGCGTCGGAAGGTTCTGCCCGTTGTTCCAGCCCGTGAGCTTGAGCACATCGCCCTTGACGATGTTGCCATCAGCGATGAACGAAACATCAACCGCGTCGTTGCCGACTTCGTTCCAGCGAGTGCCGTCATCGTACCAGAGCTTGTATTCTCCGGCATCAGCCGTGATCCACTTACGTCCAGCCGTACCCGCAGCAGGCCGTGAGGCCAGCGTCGAGGACTGTACGTGGATGCCCGGATCGCTGTCGTGGTCGTTGTACGACGAACGAATCGTGTTGTCATTACCACGAACGGTGTTGGCATCAATTGGCGTGGTGCCATTCACCGGACTGGTAAACGTAGCAACGGTATGTTGGGCTACGGTGGTTGCCATAATTAACGTCTCCCGAGAGCAAACGCCTCAAGCTGAAAGCTGCTAACAACGGGGAGCGCAGCCCCGCTGTCGATAAAGCTAACATCGACATAATAACCGTTACCACCCATCGGAATGCGATAGGAGAGCGTACCCTGTCCTCCCCATGTGCCGGTACCCCAGACTGTGCCTGTACCGCCCCATGTCTGGTCAAACGATGGTGGCAAACTAAACGAACCAAATGAGGCTCCAGTGTTCCACTCCACGCGGGACTGGTCTGAGCCTTTGAGTGCTGCTTGGATGTAGCCCCAACGCAATGCCTTTGCGAGAGCAGCGTCTCCACAATACAGGCGATGGAACTGTGCAGTCATCGTGTAGCGGTCGCCGCCTGTGCCATCGGCAGCAACATTGTCCAAGAACACGTTTGGCGGCTCCGCAATCGACACATAGCCAGCGTCGTCACCACGAAGCACTACAGGCAGCCCAGAAGTGTTCAGGGTCTCCCACATGGCCGTAGTGTCGGGGCCAATCCAGCCGGTGTCCCACGGACCCGTCCAAGATCCTAGGATCGTGTTGTAGACGTAGACGCCAAAGCTCGGCATCGTGATCCACAACTCGCGCGTGCCCCGGTTGAGCACAGCGCGGATGTCGTCAAACTGGTTCGATGACAGGCTGCGGATAATGGGCAAAAGGGGATCGGGCTTGTCCGGCGTTGATACCGGGGCAACTTCGCTCTCGTTGCACAGATACAACCCACGCTCAGAAACGAAGTACGCCGTGTTGCCAACCGCCGTAATGCTCCCCGCAGCAATAGTGCCTACGTCAGCCGTGACACCTGCTGGCTGAACGGTGATGTCATCTTGCCCGAATCCAGTGAGTCGGCTGATACCACGCTTGTGGAAGATCAGCAGACTCGTGTTGATGCTTGCCAGTCCAACGATGGTCTCGTCAGCAAATGTGCGAACGATGATCTCGCCGCCTCCGTTGCCTCCATCGCCCAGCGTGTCTCCGTCATTCAACGCGCTGTAGAAAATGCTGTCAGGACTGGTTGTGCTTCCGCAGCCCCAGAGCCGCTCATTGTGGACGACGATGACCTTGCAGCTTGCAGTGCCCGACAGGTTCGTCGTCAGCGTTGTGCCGTCCCATTTGTTCAGCAGACCGCCATCGCTGATGTAGACGACGTCATTGCCGCCCGTGTCACGGAACTGAGCAAACTGCGGGATCACCGTCGTAGACAGCGTGCCCGTCTCTTGGGTCCATGTCCAAGGCAGCGTGCCATAGCTAGACGTAAACAGGCTGCCGTTGCAAACAGCGAGCACATCTGTCGTGCCGCTGTCCTGCCTCCACGTGTAGCCGTTGAGCACAGACTGACCGACAGACAGAGCCGCAGATGATGTGCGCTGCAAGCCACCTCGCTTGGCAACTGCGCCAAACTCCGTAAGGCGGCAGTTGATCGCCCTACGGAGCTGGTTCGGCTGAAGCGCGGACTCGGCTGAGATCGAGTTGAGTCCACCATCCATGCTTGGTTGCTGATCTGGTAGCCTTTCTCTCATCAGCCGCCTGCCCAGTCCCACTTGAGGTCAGGATAACTCATGCGCGTCGGATTAATCGTGCGCCGCCGGATGTCATCCAACAGCGTCGTGCGCTCGATGCTAGCCAAGGCCCGGAGGTCGTTGGCCGCAGAGGTCTCAGCGCCACCCTTCAACAGCAACTGCGCAGCTGCTTCCCAGATCACAATCAAATGCGAGTTGTTCGGGAAGTCGGGAATCGACGCAGTCGTGGCCAAGTCCGAGATCGACGTCGGCTTGTAGTTGACGTAGATGTAGAGCGCCAGACTGCTGGACACCGGAAGGATCTGCACGTTGTCCCCAGCGATGTAGTACAGGCGGGGATAGGTCGGCAGATAGTTCGTCGTCGTAGCAAGCGGCACATCCTGAAAGCGCGTCTGCTCATAGAGCACGTTGCCGTCACTGACCGACAGGATCCGGTACCAGTTCTGCTGGGAGTCACCACCACCCGCGTCCAGATCCGAAAGCGGAATCAGGCCGTCAGCGTCTGTCGTGACCTGCCGCTCCGCAAACTTGTAGTACGGTGCTGCGTTCAGAATGTTCGACCACTCTGCATCGAACACGCCGTTAAGCACCGTCCTGATTAGATCATCAGACCAACGATCAGAACCCACGGCATCCATGTACTCGCGGGTCTGGTCGATGTAGTTCTGTAGGGTGATGGTTGCCATTTATCAATCCAGATACTTGGACTTGGGTGCAGCCTTCTTTCGGGGCGCAGCACGCTTCTTGGGCGCAGGCTTCTCCTCAGGAACACCCGCGCTTTCCACCTGCACCTTGGGACCAGAAGCCTTAGACGGATCCTTCATGTCCAAGACGTCGGCAAGCGCCTCTTCGGCTGCTTTCTGTGCCGGGGCAGCGTTGTATTGATCCAGACGATTCAACAGGTCAGAGACGTTCTGACGAGGGAACGTGCGGAACATGCGTCCGAGATACGCAGGGGCCTCATCTGGCGAGCAGTCAATCGGCAGGTAGCCGATGATGTCAAAGGCCCGTGCTGGGTCGGTCTGTCCGTTCTGGATCCATTCGTTGCGGCGATCATCGTTGTCCCACCACATGATGACAGCCCAGTTCGACGCAGCGTGCGTCACGTACTTTAGATCCAACTTGCTGTGGACCCCCTGCAACCGCCGCCGGATTTCCGGCGACGGCTCAGGAGTGCCACTACTGTTTAGCAGTAGAGTCATCAGTCAAGCACCAGAAGTTCAACATTCACGTACAGGTCAACCGCAGCAGTCCCGACCGTGTTGTCCGTGGTCACAACGAACTGAAGGGTGTCACCCGTGTCGAGGGTCTTCTGCGCCTCAGTCAAGGAAGAGAGCAGCGAAACCGCAGTCCCCTCATTAGCCGTCAGCGCCTCAAGGTCCACGTTGCCAGTCAGCGTTACAGCAGCATTTGCCGAAGCGTCGTACTTCTTCAGCACGCCGAGAATCGTACCGCTGGCCGATACCGGAACCGTCCCCGCCGACACAACCGCACGGTTGATGTAGCACCGTGCTGGGTGTGACCCAAAGCTGTACGTCGTCGTGGTGTTGTTCCCGATTGCCGCGTCACAACGACCGACGAGCAGGTTCGGGAAAGCACCAAGCCGTCCGGGCTTCGGAGCGAAGAAATTGTAAGCCATCGTGTTCTCCAATTGGAAATCTGAAATCCGATTGGGGCAGGGGTCCGAAGACCCCTACCCCTCACCGGAAGGTTACGCCACGTGCGTGTAGCGAGCCGTGTCGGTGTAGCCAGTGATCGACCCGTGAGCGTTACGAGCCAAGCAGGCAAGGTTGCCATACCAGCCGTAGGTCGTCTCGAAGGCATCGCGGCCCTGCAGCCAGCGCCACGGACCAGCACCCTCAAACTCAACGAAGCCCCAATCCTTGGCGTCAACCCACGACAGCGACGGGATGTGGAGCAGGTAGATCGTGCCAGCCGGGACGTAGTAGTCCTGAACCAGCGGGATACCACAGACCTCAATGGCCTTGTAGCCACCCTTGATCGTGGTCGAGAACTCGTTGGAGGTGAAGCGCCGCTGGGACACCATGCTCTCCATGAGCTTTTTGGCCAGACCCGGAGTGGTCATCAGCAGGAAGTCCTGCGGACGAACCATCGCGTCCTTGCCCGAACGTCCGGCAATCTTCTGGATGAGATCCCAGATGTCCGACTCGGTCGGCTGATCCGCATCCGGGGTGTCGGTGCCCGCAACCATGCGGATCGAGTCCCAGATCGAATAGGTCGAAGCCGAGATACCATGCAGTGAGGCATACGAACCACCACGGTTGGTGATCGAGATAAGCCCGTTCATCGCGCTGTTCAGCGAGGTGTCCGAGGCAGTCGCCTTCACGATGTAGTCGGTAGCAGCCATGCCGGAAACGGCAGCCGACAGCGTCAGCGTGGCGTTGTCGCCCGAGTTGCTGATCGCGGTGATCTGGGCGCGGCCCAGAACAGTCGAGCCGTCGTCGGCGTCGATGACCGCAACGTAGTCGCCAACCGACAGGAGCAGCGCACCCTGACCAGCGTTAGCAACGCCGTAAGGCGAAGCAACGACAATCGAGGTCGTGCTGTTCACGGTGCCGATGAGGGCAACGATACCGTCGGCCTTGTTATGCAGCGCCTGCTGCATGAGGATCGACGAAGCGTCCTTGATCTCCTCCATCGTCTTCTGAGCGATGGTGGTGAAGGCCGCGTTCTTGTTCTGCGTTCCGACGAAAGCGAGGCCGTCGATCTGGCGGGTCGTGTAAGCACGGACCACACCGACGTTGGCCTGCACTTCCTGCGCCGTGGTGTCGGGCGGGAAGTAGCCGGACTGCGAGAACGTAGCACCAGCGGGACGGCCAACAACGACGTCGAAGAACACGTTGTTACCACCCCAGCGCATGTTGCGAGGACCACCAGCGCGGCCCTTCTCCAACTGCGCGAGCAGCGGAGTCACGAGGTTCTGGACTTTCTCACGGAACTGCGAGTAGACGTTCTTGAGAAGCCCAGTAAGCTCGGTATCCGTAATTACGGTAGGAGCAGGCATCTTACTTTTCCTTGTTAGCTAATGGACGACAGGATCGAGTCCATTGCGCT